GAATGAAGGTACGGACGACTTCCGCTGCATCATCGTCATACTGCCGCTTGTAGAAGTTATAAATAGTGAATAACCTTTCGGTGTTCACTAACTCCTTTAAGCGGTAGGGGCGAATATCAACGCCGCGATAATAATCTGCTCCGCAAGATTCACGGAACGGACCGGTTACGAAGGACTTCTTGGAATTAACCTGGAAGCCCGCCGCAATTAGCGTCCTGATAACCTCAGGCGCCGTACCGGAACCGCAAACGATATCATCACCATACGTCGAGATAAAACCTCGCTCGTGGCATGGCGATGAAGCCCACGTTAACGCATAAAAAATCAGCGTTTCCAGTGGGAAAGTGAACCCGTTACCCATCGAGGAAAATTTCTCTAAGGTAATAAGAGTGCCTCTGTATTCGACCGTGTCTGACCGGAAGGCCAGCAACAGACGATACCAATCGTCGGGCAGAAGAAATCGGACCAACTCGTGAGAGATGGTATCCGATGCGGAAGATAGGTCTAGGGTTGCTAATGCCCCAGACACGCTACCATATCGAGCCAGATTTTGGTTAGTAACCTGGTTCTTTATGTCTACTCCCTGACGCTTTAGGCATCCCGCAATAACATCACCGACCGCGAGCTGAAACATCGAGCTCAAAATAGGTTCAATGACAATACTGCGGAAGCTTTTTGCGTCTTTCGCGACAAAACTCAATCGACCCGGTTCCTCTGATACATCGAGGGTTTCCACGTCATCTTCGCCATCAGTCGTTTTCACGGCATGATAAGCCCAGATATGTGGTAAGACTGCCGGGATAAAGGGCAGGTAGGGTACGAAGTTAGTGCCACACGATAGTGGCGTACTCAGCTTCTCAGCTGGACACGCTTTCTTTCTTTTAACCGTGGTTGTCGCACCAGGGCCGAGTTTGGGCTTGAGGTCCATGATACAGGGAGCAATCCCCAAGGCTTTCTCGATTTTCCACTTGGCAGCATGAAATATGTGCTCAAAAGTGGGAGTGAAGCAGAGCTTCCCTCGCCGATATGCCTCGAAGAACTCGTTAGTATCACGGCAAGCCTCCTCGGAATCGAGGAATTTCGCGTACGCAACTTGCTCTCGGTCGAAACCCAGGAGATCCCCTAGGGGTTCCAGTTTTTCGAAGAAGGCTGTTGCTTGACGAGCGTGCAAGTAATCCATCACTGCACGATCCTCGTTGTACCGAAAGTCGAAGTTAATCAAAGCTTCAAAATCACGACGACCAATTAGGTCAGAAATCTCGTGACAAAAAGATCCAGATTGCTTCGCCTCGTGGAGCGCGAGCGTACATGCTATGTCAAGTGTCTCAGACATGGAGAATTCACTCAACCAATTGGATTTGAGATCCATTTCAGTTTCCTCATAAAGGGATTAAGTGGTAAGGGCTGGTTTTGCCCTACATAGTGTGCGTCCTAAGATAAGCTCTAAGCCGGTAGTTTAGTCTTTTCAGACGACTATCGTCCAGCTTACTAATATCAGGGTCGGGCTTGAAACCCAGACTTTTAAGGAGAAGTTCAAACTCCTTTGGGTCACCTTGGTACTGATAAAACCGGAATTCCGTCTCTAGCAAGAGACGGGTTTGCCGAGCATTCAGAAAAAAGACGCGAGGATAGGGGAAACAATCTCGTAAGAGATGCCCCCAGTCCACACTATGCCGATCAGAACGATGACAGCCGCAATTCTTCGCGGTTGTCCCGAGAGGCGCCCCAGTAACACAGGGACAAGTTTCAGGAAAGCGTTCATATCGGATTAAACGGGCATCTTCTGCGTATCGAAGAGCTCAGGAACGCAGCCGGCGGTTGCCGCTGCGACAGAGGTTGCGATATTGTTCAGAATGTTGGTCCCGATCATACGCGCGAGGCGACGACCAGTAATTGTCGACCGCGGGTGCTGATAACTAACAGAACTCCACGAATCAACATACACAACTTTCGGCGCAGCAGTGTAGCCAGCCGCATTCTGTCCAGAGACGCTCTCCATAACGGGGACGTCAACACGGATAGACGCCTGAACAACACCAGAAGGCAGCTTTTTACATTTCAAAAGCACAGAAACTTGTGCTTCAGTCGGCAAACCACTGAGTTCCTCGCGATACAATGCGATGGTCTCGTCTTTGCTCGGGTTTTGAATGGTAATAGGCACCAAGGTGTGTAAAACAGGCGTTGCGGCACCGTCATAGACGGTGATGTTTGCGAAAGCAGACATTGATTTACTCCAAAAGACTACAATGAACCCCAAATAAAGAGGGGGGAAGGTTGTTAACGGGTTAACAGCTGACCTAACAAGGCCACCTGATTCGCCGCACGTTTTAATCCAGAAAATGGATTCTTGAACGAAGGAAATGGGACTTTAATACCTCCCACTAACGTTCGCTGCAGATCGTATATAGAATGCGTACACGATTCGCCCGAGTAAATATCTGGCCGTGACGACCAGGACTCGCCTTTCCATTCTTTTATTTGCGTACGATAACCTGAACCGCTAAGACGCTGTGCAAGCGTATAGTTGTTCAGCCAAATGCCAATTGGCAAAAACCAATCGATGGCAAAGGACCAGGGAAGCAACTCCCACAGAATTTCTGCAGGGTTGGTCAAGCTCAACGAGTCCAGCGGGTTTAACTCCGCGGTAAGCGTGTAGCTCATCCGAACTTTGCAAGTTGCTTTCCCCTTCGTCGCAGCTACTACATAGGGACTACCCGTACTTGATGTCACGGGCGCAGCCTTATGTTTCGCGCTAAACGTACGTTTGTCGGCATCGTTGAAGCTAGCAAGGGCTTCCGCCCCCGCATATGCATCATCGAATAAAGGCACCCAACCATAGGACGCCTCTAGCCATCGGGACGACATTTCGTCTAGACCGCCACCCAGGGTAGGGTCCCGCCGCCGTTTCCGGCAAGCGGGGTACCTTGGATTACGGATACAGATTGATGGCGTTAACACACCCGATCGGAGAGCTTGAACAATCTCGGGAACAAGACTGCCGTTCTTCAGGCTTCTGAGGCCCGCAGCAAGCTTCCTGGCACTATCTCCGATTAAGTGCGCAGACTGGTGAGCTGTTCCAGCAAAATTCCCGGCATGAAATTCATGACCGCGAATCTGCTCGAATAGCTTCGCCAGGAGCGCATTTTCATCGGAGGCCGTCCAGGGCGCCTCAAGATAAGAG